CTTGGCTTTCTGGGCGCTCTTGCCTTTGTCGGTTTTGCGGGAGTCGATTTCTTTCTGGTACTTGGCGTTGATGTACCTGATGAGCTTTTCGGTGTGCGCTTTCGTGTCGCCGATGACTTCGCCTTTGCGGACGAACGTGTTGTTGAAGGTTTCGATGGTTCCGGCGAGTTCTGGATTTCCTTCAAGGGCTCGTAAGGTAGTCCCAGAAATTTGATTAAAAAGTTTACCAATCGCTGAAAGAGTTTCATTTATATTCTCCGTTTCACTTTTAGTTAAGGTTGCATTACGTACATCACGTAACATGGCGTCTTGTGACCATACGTTTCTAGATTTCTTTAGTTGATTAACGTTCACACCATACGATGCTTTCATCGTTTCGAATGAACTACCACTATATGTAGTGTGCCATACAATTCCGATTTTTGCAGACGTTACTGCGGCGGCTTGTTCAACAGGAACCGCATACACGATCGTGTTCGGATGAAACGTAACATAAGTTTTACCTTCAATCTTCTTACGTTGCAAGTCGCCTCGACCAAAGAGAAAGTCGCCTTGTATCACACCCTTGATACCGAGTTCAGGAAGATACTTCAAAGCGTCTTTGAGTTTGGTTGCAAGATCACCAGACGTATCTGCATCAACTTCTGCATCTGTTTTGTAGACCTTGGGGTTCTTGTTGAAGATACCTTTCTTCGCAACAAAGAACTTACCATCACGTGGATCAGTACCTGCGAAGATAGCTGGAGCACCGTCCCACTTGACAGACACACCCGCTTCCTTTTTACCACCCAACATGTCACGTAGATCACGCAGAGCAAAGATTGCCTGACGAGTACCATCGACACCACCATAGAGGACCTTATCCTCAATTCAAATATGCGTCATATGTGTATTTTTCTGTTCAGTTATAAACTGTTGAAAAGTTTCAAACATAATCGGCTTAACCTCCTTTTTTCTTCATCGTGCGACCTCGGTGGTAGTCGTCTGGTTGAGTCCCTTCAGTAACATATAGGTTATCCACACCGTTGGTATACCATTTGAGATTTTTCTCTGTTACTGCACTTCGTCCATACATGGGATTTTTCTTTCCGCTTTTGTTATACTTACCAAAGTTTTTGAGTCGTTCCCTTTTCTCTTCCTCGGTATAACTATCCCAAGTTTGTTTTACTGCTTTTGAAACTTTATCCGACCAATCAGGATCATTTTTGCTTATATGATTTACACCCGACTGGTTTAAACCTTTAAAATGTGGTTTCCAGTTTCTACTGTTTTTTCGTTGTTTGGGTGTCATAGAAGACCAGTACTCTTTCATGAGTTTACTGTCTCCAGCCGAACCGCCATAACTTAAATTATAAAAGTTATCGTTATTTACAGCATCGTATTTATTAATCCAATAAATCTCTCTTTCACATAGAGTGTCAAAATCGTCACACTCTTCCAGAATTTCTCTAGTAAAATTATCTTTGCCGTATTTCCTTATAGCATCCTTTATGAGTCTACCCGAACCAAGGTAGTTTTTATCATCTCTGGTACACAACCCGATGTATTGTTTACCATTTACCGTGTTGGTTGTTTTGTATATAAACATATAAAGTCCTCTATGTGTCTCTATATTATTTATACAAAACGAATTTTCCATTAAGTGATGTCTTCCCAGTTCATTGTCACCGCGACAGAAGTTGAGTTGTTTGTTCCCTTACCTATAAGGGTATAGGCAATCGCTGAATCTTCGTTTCTCTCTAACTGGTAGTCAAACAATCCAGAATTGAGTGATTGCGTGACACCCGCCTGATTCGATAGTGCGATGATCTGTCCGAAGATTTCATGCCCGCCGGTGTATGCAGTAGCAGATATATCATACTCCACATTGGTGTCGGAGTCACGAGGTTGCCAATTGGCGTTGGTTAGTGTTGCACCTTTAACTAACTGTACATCATACAATCCAGCCGCACTCGCCACAAACGTGGCGGTTTCTAAAACAGATATAGCATCCTTTCGATCACTCTTTAGGCGAATAGACATCAACGGTTTGAATTCGTCATTATTAACTGTCGGCAGTACTGCACCGGATCCGATAGGTGTTGATACTGTGTGACCTGTTCCACGCAGTTGATATCCACCTTCTGAGATCACAGAAGAACAAATCTGTTTAAACGTTGCACCTGTAGTGACACCCTTGTTTTCGATTTCAAAACGAATAGGCAAACACGCTGTGGTCATATACGGTGCTTCGACGATGTTGGCGTGATGGAATGAATGTACGTGTACAAACACACCATTGTAGACAAATCCACACCGTGCAGTGCCCACACCTAACCATTCAACATCGATCCACATGATTTGTGATTTGGTGATGTCGAGCGTGAAACCACTTTGCCCTGTTCCATCTACTTTGTCAATATTCCATTCGCTCTGTGGAATACGTGTATCAACACCGCCGTTACGTCGAACGAGATACAGTACGCTGTCGTCCTGTTCTAAAAAGATACCGTCATTGACACTGAAGTATCCGGCTCTCTGACGCAAATTTGTTTGAGCGGCCGCGAACGTAAACGTATTGAATATCTGTAACGACTTGCCTGGTTGATATGCGAACACACGAGTTGACTCGCGTACAACCTTTGCTCCACTGGTTGTGTTGACTGTCATGTCAATCGATGCGTTATCAGAACCAATCGCAGTAGAACCGCCAGTCGTTGTCGACTCCCAGAATTTACCGTTGTCACGATAGCGTGTAAATGCGTCAAATAGTGTCAGTGGTGTTGACACACGAGCACGACCAAATGCGTCTGCACCCATATTGGTGTTGCCACTCGCACCGACTTCAAGCCCGATCTGATTTGCCAACATGACGACTTCATAAGTGTCATCGTTGTTGTTCAGTAGTCCATTTCTTTTTGTACTAAACTGTGCCATTATACCATTCCTTGCCTATTGGCATATTGTTATATTTATTTGTAAGAAAAATCACACATTAATCGAGTGGGATATCCGTCCTTACCTTGAGTGTCTCGAATGTTTAATTTAAATATGTAGGTTGGCGACTCCATCTCAATGTCGACTCTTTTCCCTTGGCCCGTTTTTCCACCATAGTATATCTTGGCGGTTGTAACAGAAGAAACAATTCGTAATGCCGCTTCGTCCATCTGTTTTGATAATATCTTACCAGACAGTTTATGAATGATATGATACCCTTTACCAATACCACTTCTCATCAACCTGCGCATCGCCTCAACATCAACTCGTGTGTTGACTGGTATCGAACTTCCTCGGTGTTTTCCATTGAATACATCACAGAATATTTTATGGTCAATGTTAAACAAGTTAAGTAACTTTATGCCGTCAGCATTAGTAATATTGTATGCTTTAATTTCATCTGGTGTTAACACGGTTCGAACACCGACATTGAAGAATGTCACAGTCGTCCCCATTTTCAACGACAGGTATATTTCTTGTGTGTCCGTTTTCAGTGTGATGTCAGTAACTGATTTGCCAACGTCATCACCTGATCCCTTTGGATTTGTCAATGTGATATAAGGTGTATAGACCAAAGGCCGTCTTGTGTTCTCACCACCGACCACATCGATCACTAACTTTGAACTCTTACGAAGTTCGTATGTCTTGTCTAGGTCCAGAATGGCTTTGAGCATTTTACTGTCAGTTACCGATTCACCTTTCCACCATTTCAGTAACGCATCTGCAAACTGAGGTTCGAATAAATTACCTCGGTTGTTGACGCCTCGATTACCAGAAGACCCGTTACCAAACTTCATCGACAACGATGATATTTTCGCCTCTCTTTTTATTTTAGAAATAGAGATGTCTTCTTGTAATGAACGACTTATGTTCGCTGAGTTTTTCTTTCTTAAATCAAGGTTGATGGGTGTTTCTAGAGTTGGGAATTTTTCCTTAAGATATGTGTAAAGAAGATAAAGATCACCCTGCGCTTGAGGAGGATGATTCCTTATCTTCTTCTGAAGTTCTTCTTCAGTCTTAGGAAAAAAGTCGTAAGCCATAAAAACACTTTAGTTCCATTCGACGCCTTTGGGCACATACGAAACGATCTTGCGTTTGATATCATCTTCGAGATCTTGAACGCTCACAGGTGGTTTTCCTTTGCGTTTAACATAGAAGTAGTTTGCGTCTTTGACATACGAACCGCCTTTATCAGACTTTGCAAGGTCTGCATCGACGCCAACTTTGTTGAACGCAAATACTATATCACCATCCATGTATCGTTGCAAGCTTTTGCCCATGTTGATGATGTCACCCATAGTGTTTGCCGCACCACGGTGAGTGTTGACAAGAATTTCTGTGGGTACTGTACGAGCACGAGATAGGTTCTGTTTCTTCGCAACTTCGATATCGTTGACCACCCACACGATGTGAATGTTCTCTTTCTTATATCCAAGTTGACTGACTTGACGAGTGATGTTCTGAAGTTTCTGGAGATCTTTGAGAGTCACATCGAAGATGATGTTGGGTTTGCGATCGGGAGCGGCAGTCATGATACCTGTGTACAGAGACTTGTTAACACGAGAATCTAACTTAAGAAAGTCGCCAATGATACCGTGAAGTTTAGATACGTTCTCGGGATCTTTGAGATTGTTTGCGAGATCTGCAAGATCAACACCCAGCTGATCTTTGACTCGTTTCTGAATCGCAGGAGTCTTTGCGGCAAGAGTCTTGAGTGCGTCGACGTCGAGTACTTTACCTTCGACCCCAACTAGATTGCTTAGTACAAATCCTTTACCCGAACCAGCACCACCCGCCATGATGACAATGTTACCAAATTTAGGATAAGCTTGACCACCGAACGTGATGAGTTTCTCAAGTAGTTCTTCAGATTCATGTATTAATTCCTGTTCTTCTGACAGGTATGACTTAAAAGACCGCATTAATATACTCCAAGTTAAAAGATTAATACAGTTATTTATAATGTTTTATTTTCTAAAGGGTGGTGCCGGTTGAGGGAATCGAACCCCCGACCTACTGATTACAAATCAGTTGCTCTGCCTGCTGAGCTAAACCGGCGTGTGATAGGCGGACCACTTGTGTTCGAGATTAACGTGAGACACAAGACTCACTGATAGAGGGGGCAGACTGTGGTGGCACGTCACGCGTTTCGTCAAGAGTAACCAACTCATACTGGGACATTGGCGCCGTATTGTCGATCCTGCACAGTTCAGGCGATTGGTGATTTCCTTTTCCTTTCCCTGCCCGCATCCTATTTAGCGATCTTTCCAATTATCATTTTAATCGCAACGATTGCGCAATCATCGCCTCGTTGCAAACACTTGCTTAGTTATAACACCACTATCGTATATAGAAGCGTGTGGTAAACCCTCATCGTTGTCGCTCATCTCAACCACATACATCGTACGACCCTGTGTGCTTAACATAACGTGTTCAGCGACACCCATACAATAGTTCTTGATGTGATTATATATCTCTCGAATATCTGCGTCGTCTTGGAACTTAGTCTGCGTTTTGATATCAACGTCGTTTTCACAAGCAGTCATTTCAATCACACTAATCATTATAAATCTCCAAACCAAGGGATGAATTTTTCAAGGGCAAAATCACGCCCAGCGAACTCACATACTACAGCAAACGCCTGCATACTGTCAAGCAATAACTTTGCCTCTTCACGGAACGTTATCCAGAACTCAGGATCGTGTTCTTTGATACTGATACTGTTGTGCCACAGATCCATCACTTTAATGAACTTAGCGATAGCAGGAGCCTCTCGTAATCGGTCACGGTCCAGTTGCTTTCGTTTTGCACGGTTACCCGCGAATGCTGGTGGCTTTGTCAGATACCAAACGTAACTCGCAATCTCTGGTCCGAACGTCTTCTCAATCTTTTCAATCTTTATCGGAGTGTCTTCAACAACATCGTGAAGCAGAGCGGCACAGACAGTCTCAACGTCGTTGATGTGTTCTGCGACCATCTCAGCAACAGCAATTGGGTGGTTGATGTACAACTCACCAGTATATTTTCGAGTTTGTTCACCGTGATGCGTTCGAGCAAATTCACGAGCGAGCATTATTTTAGGATTTTCCCAATCAATCACGCAGTGTACATCCCATAGTAAGTGTTTCCGAAGATTCGATACGCTTCTTTCTCTTTCACGAGGTAGACTTCGCGAAGACGACCGACAGAACCAACCTTAACTTTCGTGTCGTAGTCAGCAACACCATCTTTCAACATCATTCGAAGAATCAGGTCATACTTCAGACCAACGTTGCTTTGCAGTAAATTAGAAACAGTGTAGACTTTCTTGTCTAGTTTAACTTCTTTGTTGATTGGAGACTCTTCACCAAGAGCGCATTCTGGTTGCAGGTTTCGTAGATCCAAACCCATCCACAAAGAACGTTCGCCAGTAACACCAGTAGTAGCTTGTGCAGTATAACCCATAATGTATTTCCTCTTCAACTCAACTCAACAAAGTAATTATATTCGCTTTCAAAACAAATGTCAAGCACTTTTTGCAAAATAAATTCGATTTAATTCACAGTCAGGATCAATGTCGTATCGTTCGGTCTTGGCATTGTATGTCGTGTTCAGGTATTGAAAACCAGCGTAACGATTTACTTCCATCAACATGATTTCAGCGGCAGAACAGATACCGATCTTCGCTGATTGTGGAACGTCTGGATTGCCCAGAATCAGATTGAATTTATTCAACATCGTTTCAACACTGACAGTTTTTCTCTTGCTCATTAGGCTACATCCTTCTCAAAAATTTCAACTTCAACACCATGTTTCTTTTTGATATCATTCGCAAACGATACTGCTGAATGATAATGGTTGAAACAGTACTCATAATCTTGATCACCAAAGGTGAAGTAAACATAGGTCACACTCATTAGGCGGCTCCTTTCATTTTTTGTTCTAAAACGAGACTCATCACATACTTCGCTCGGTTCATGTACTGTCGAGCAATGTTGCTGTGCCCCATTGACAGTTCTTCTTGAGCGTCTGACAAGATGCTCATTGAAAGCATTTCGATCGGACCAAGATAGTCCGCAATCATTTTGTCGAGTTCCGCATAGGAACAACCGAACATAGAAACTTGGTTATCAATAGAAATCATTACACATTCTCCGCAATCAAATAAACACCAACAGCACTAGGAACATCATATTCCGCATACTCATTGCAGAGCAGACGAAACTTGGCGATGTATTCACGAGCACCGTTCTCGAATCGAACCCAAACACCTTCGGGCTGGTCAGCATAGACAACACCTTCGTTCTCGGGATGCATAGCACCGTAAACAGCAAGAACACGACGACCAATCAATCTTTTCATAACAACACCTCTCTCTCAATTACGAAGTAATTATCTCATGTTTTGATAACATCGTCAACACTTTTTTAAACTTTTTTTAGAATAATTTGGAATAAAAAAAGGGGGTTTAGAACCCCCAGTTATTAAGCGGCTTCCGCCATTTCAACCGCAAGGTTGACCGCATTGACTTTCTTGGTCTGATTCGAACCAAACCATGCAGACTGCATTCGAGTATCAGCAGATCGACCGAGCAAGTGATCAGTCGTGTATGTCACTGCGTTCAGTGCCTGCCACCATGAACCCTCAGCGAAGTTCGCACCTGGTTGCGTCTGTACAACATCGTAAGCAGTTTTAGCAGTA